TTATTACCATCAAAACCCTCCGCTTCATGTTCAGCCTTAGAAGGAGATACGGCAATACTATCATAAAGAACTACAATGGGAGTATCTTTATCATCCTCTCTTATTGCCGCCACAACGTCCGCAATAGCCTTAAAACAGTCCTCGACAGTGTTAGGCTCCACAACTAAAAGCTTATCAGAATCAATACCTAGGCTTACTGCGAAGTCCTTATTATAAGTAGTTTCGCTATCAATAAGTATAGTGTGGTATCCTTTCTTTTGAGCTTGTGCCAGGACGCAAGTGCCAAACACTGTTTTAGCTGTAGAGTGTTCACCAAAGAATTGGGTGATCTGTCCTACAGGAACTCCCCCTGTATAACTTCCAGACATTACCTTGTTTAAAGCATATGAACCTGTAGGTACAAAAACAGTATCAGATTTGTCCGACAATATTCTAAACCCTGCGTACGACAACTTCTTAATTAAATCTTCAGCTTTCATAGGACTACCATTTACCTGTGGAACCGAATCCACCCTCACCTCTCTCTGTGTCATTTAAAATCTCTACCTCTTCTATCTCTGGAAAGTGGGACTTTCTAACAATTAGCTGCCCTACTCTAGTACCTTTTGGCAAAAATTTGCTGCCAGGAGTAATCTTAGATAACAACAATTTCACTTCTCCCCTATAATCCTTGTCTATAATGCCAACTCCGTTAGGTAAGATGATTCCTTCCTTCCCAAAAGAACTTCTAGCATATAGCTCAATATGATACCAAGGAGGAGGCTCCATGCTCAAACCTGTTCCTACAATAGTCACAAATCCAGGCTCCACAGTGACATCTTCTACCGAGTAGACATCATACCCTACAGAGCCAAAAGTCTGCTGTTTAGGTAATTTTGCCGAAGGGTGAAGTTTTTTTATCTTTAGCTTTGTTGTTATCTGCTTTAGCATCACTTAGGTTCTTTATATATGATATTTTTGCCAAATCCCACGAAGGAGTGATAGCAAGTAAAAACACAAAAAGTAACCACTCATACCAAAATACTCCAAGTTCTACTTTTAAAGAATATAGAAGGTATATTAGGTAAATGGTTAGCATACTCTATTATAGGAAAAGCGATCCCTTCTCCTTATAACATTTGTAGTATATCTAATTTTTTATAATACCGCTCTTTAATATCAGCATACACTTTTTTAAGACCCTCATCGAACGGAGTACTAGACTCCCATCCTAAAAGGTCCTTGGCTTTATCTACATTACACCACTGACATTTTATGTCCGCTACGTGATCTTCATCGTAAACAATTTGTATTTTCTTACTACGAAGGTTAGCGATTTTTTCAGCGATCTCACCAATTGATATTATTTCAGACGATCCAATGTTCATAGGAGGGAAGGTTTTACGAGACTCACACAACTTATCCATGGCAATTACCATACACTCGACCACATCGTCAATATAACAATAGGAACGATACTCCTTACCAGTACTTTTAACCGTGAAAGGAGAATGAGGATAATCCAAAGCTTTTCTGCAAAGAACCGGGATCACAGACCCTGTGTCAATGTTATAACTCTGACCTGGACCATAAGCTCCTGTTATCCTAGCTGACAGGTGTGGAAGATTAGCCGCTTCCAGCAACCTCTCCCCCGTTAATTTTGCCCATCCATACGTCAATTCAGGATTTGCAGGACACGCATCTTCTTCTTTTAAGGAAGCCTCATAATAAGACCTTTGTAGATGAGAAGGATAAACATGAGCACTGCTTGCATAAAAAATAGGTATATTATATTTTAAACATTCATTTATAACATTTAGATCAATCTGTACATTATTCTTTAAGACATCAAACTTTTTATCCCTGTATACGTTAATTCCACCAACTTGTGACGCCAAATGAAAAACAAAATCTATATCATCAAAAGATACTCTATAATCTCTCCGGGTTACTGGACCCTTAAAGGTCATTCTTCTAAGATCACATTCAATGACCTTAACTTTTGTATTTTTAGATTTAAAACGCTCTTTTCCTCTAGAATAATCGTCTACACATACGACAGTGTGCCCAGATTTGCACAATTTTTTGATTAGATGTGATCCTATAAATCCAGCACCTCCCGTTACTAAAATTTTCATTACAGATTACCAAATGCCTGCAAGCTTTTTTCAATAATAGGATACGCATTCATAATTTCTTTAATACCATCATCCAAAGTGTAAGCAGGTTTCCACCCTGTCTTTTCTATTTTTTCGTTGGAAACTATGTAATTTCTTTGATCGGGGTCTTTATTAATGTCCGACTCCTCAATATAAAAATCAGGAATATACTTTTGTATCTTTCTACATAATTCCAACTTAGAAATATTAGCAGAAGAAAGTCCCACATTATATGCCTGCCCCTTCATAGCTTCATAATTTTCAATACAGTGAATAAAGGCTCCAACAACATCCTGAATATGAATATAGTTTCTCTTAAAGTGGCTTTCAAATAACACTATGTATTTATCTCTACATGCCTTATACACAAAATCATTCACTAATAGATCCATTCGCATTCTAGATGATAGCCCAAACACTGTTGCTAGCCTTAGAGATATTCCTCCATAATCCAACACAGCTTTTTCAGCCGCAACTTTGGACGCTCCATATACTGAAATAGGATTAAGTTCGGTCTCCTCAGTACAATGCAGTAAGTCTCCGTCGTATTCCTTCGTCACCCCATAACCTGAGTTAGTGGTTGGAATAATTACCTTAGCCTCTCCACAATTTTCTAATATTTTAGTTACAGAAGTACAGTTAGTACGCCACGCTCTCTCTTCATTAAACTTACACGCAGGGGCTCCTACGATTGCAGCCAAAGGAATAATATAATCGAATCCAGACATTTCATCGGAAGTTAAATCATAAACATCTTTACGAATAAAATTTATGTGACGACAATACTTTATTAGGCTGGTCTGACCATAAGAAAGATCGTCCACCACAGTAAGCTCCACAGAGTCTTTTTTTATCAACTCTGAAATTAAGGCAGAACCTAAATAACCTGCTCCTCCTGTAATTAAAATTTTCATAGTTTCCAACTAACCTCCCAGTCCTTAAAGTCCGCAGCCAAGCAATCAATTTTATAATCTTTTCTTCCACCGGCATGAGCTTGTATCCTATTCTTAGCTGTATTACGAATGCCGTTTAAACCGTGAGTTAGCTCCAAGTCGTTACCATCTTTAATGCCTTTACGATAATTTGATTCGTTGTGCCAAATATGAAGATTCATCTGTGCCAATACCACGATAGCTCTTATAGAATCAGCATCCATATTAACTGATTCTGATTTTAGGATAGTATCTATATCGTGAATAATATCGTGAATTTCTTTCTTATATTCATCCTTATGCTCTGTGATGAATACTTCCTTCAACTGTACAATAGACAACCTATCAATCAACTCTGACAAAGTCGGTAAGTATTTTCTGCTCATAATATATTCTCCTTATACCAAGTCACCGTCTTACTAATACCCTCCTCAAGAGAAATACTAGGAACAGATCCTATAGCATTCTTAAACTTATCCATATTATAGACTCTTCTTGGTTGTCCCGTTGGTCTATTGGAATTTATTTTTACGGTACCTTTGTATCCAGTGACATTTATAATAGTTTCTACTAAACTACTGATGGTAGTCTCTACGCCCGTTCCTAAATTTAATGGACCAGTTTTATCATATTCATTTGCTACATCCACAATAGCTTTACAAACGTCCTCTACATATATAAATTCTCTAGAGGCACTTCCATCCCCCCATACCTCTACAACATCAGACTCATCTTTAACAGCTTCCACAAACTTTCTAACAAGTGCAGGTACGACATGAGACGATACTAAATCAAAATTATCATGAGGCCCATATAAATTTGCCGGAAGCAAAACTGTTGAATTAAATCCAAATTGTTCCCTATACGCCATGGATTGAACTATCATGTTCTTTTTAGCCATAGAATATCCATATGAATTCATGTCAGGAAACCCATCAAAAAATTGATCTTCCCTCAGAGGAACATCTATATCGTAATTTTCCAAGTCAGGGTACCCGCACCCAGCAGCTAAACCTACAAATCTCTTGACCTTATGCCTGTACGATAAATCCATCAAAAGAGTGGTCATCATCGTATTTTGAAAATAGAAATCTGCTGGATAAGTCTTATTATCAAGTATGCCGCCGACTCGGCCTGCCAAGTGAAGAACGACATCAGGCTGATGTAGTTCTAAATAATCGTTTGTGGAATCCTTATCCACTAAGTTCAAAACTTCCTTAGAGGGAGTTAGTAACGTAGAATCTGGCATTACATCCGTAATATAATTTACCAAATTTCTACCCACAAATCCGTTAGATCCCGTTATTAAAATTTTCATTAAACCTGCGATATATTATTTAAAGAATTTTCAAGTGCATCTCCCATGTAGGATAAATCACTTTCAGACAGGTACTGATGGACTCCAACGTGAATTCCATTTTCTCCTATCCACTCAGAGTTAGGGAAATCTCCTAACTCATAACCCAAATAATCAAAAGATCCGTGCTGTGTTGGAATACTACCAAAATTTCTTTTCCAGTGGATACTAGACTCCTCTAGATCCTTTGTTAATTTACCGAGCAAACCCTCCTGTTTTAAAGTAAGACTGAACCCATGTGGACAATTAACATCTCCTTCGTCCTCCTCAGAGAACCATACAAGATCCTCAAATTTCTGTAGTCTATCTCTCAAGTAATATACATTTTCCTTCCTGGTATTAAAAGTATCCCAAAAAGTTTCAATACCCTCCAACCCTAGAGAAGCTTCCATGTCATTCATTTTGCTATTAATGCCAAAGTTAGGGTGATCAAAGTATAAACCGCTCCTACCATGTTGCTTCGTGGATTCCACAAAAGGCAAAATATCGTCAGAATTAAACGACAACATACCTCCCTCACCACAACATATTAAGTGAGCAACGTAAAAGCTGAAACACGCCATGGATCCCCACTGCCCAATGTGCTTACCTTTAAACTTAGCTCCGTGAGCTTCACAGGAATCTTCTATGACCTCTAAATTATACTTTGACGCTATATCACAAATAACTTCCATGTTACACGGTTTGCCCATTGTATGAACCACCATGATAGCCCTTGTTCTATCGGTTATTGATTCCTCAATTTTAGACTCATCTATATTCAAGGTTTCTTTTTTTACATCAACAAAAACAGGAATAAACCCTGCGGCTCTAACTGCATGTGAAGTTGCTATGAAACTTAATGCCGGAACTATTACCTCATCTCCAGATTCTGCTCCATTTCTATATAATGAAAGACACGCTTGGATACATGCATCTGTCCCTGAACTCATTGCAACATTGTGCTTATACCCAAATAGCTCTCCCCACTGTTTTTCAAATAACTTAACCTTAGGGCCACTAGATGCCCAATTGTTTTTAATAACATCATCAAAATGCTTTTTAGCAATATCACCTATAACAAGTTTTCCAAATTCTATTTTCTTTAACATGTCATTAATCATCCAATAACTTTCTAGATAGTGTCACTTTTGTAGTCTCTTCCATATCGAGCCTAGCTTTTGCGCCAAACTTATCCTCTAAAAGATTCAAGTAATCCTTATCTGTATTATAGGTATTCCAAGCATGGTCTCTAAATCTCAAAACCTCAGAAGACGATAAAGTTTCAGTGGGTAGATTAAAAGTTTCGTACGAATGCTGACTATAGCCGACATAATCAGAAGGTAAGGGGGTACCCTTGTTCTTGGACTCTATATGAAGGGGGCTTCCAGGATATGCCATTGCACAATAATAATTCACCATTTCAGTTTTATTTTGCAAAGAAAAATCCAAAGTTTCTTGCATAGATTCTGCCGTGTCAAAAGGCAATCCGAAGATATAATTACCTCCAACATTTATGCCTGAGTCTTGTACCACTTTTATTATATCGTTTATTTTCACCTCTTTATAGCTGCCCTTATGGACTTCTTTTCTAAGAACCTGATTAGGGTTTTCTATACCTAACCCTAACCAATTAACCCCGGCCTTTTTTAGAGTGTCCAGATACTCTGGTTTGCAGGTATCAATCCTAGAATAAGCCCAAATGTTAAAATTGTAACCTCTTTCAATTATTAAATCACAAATTTTCATGAAGTGATTAGGATTTAAAACAAATAACTCGTCTGCTATCTTAATGTTTCTAACCCCTTGATTAGCCAAATAATCAAATTGATTAATTATAAAATCAGGACTCCACCACCTAAAGAAGTTACTTTTATCGCTCGCAACATTTGGAGAAGGGTCTGTTCTACTAATTATATTAATCATACAAAAAGAACATTTATAAGGACACCCCAAGCTAGTGTACAAGGAAGCAAAAGGTGCCTTTTCTGAATCGTTAGACCAAGAGTGCCATCCAGCAGTTCTATATTTAGAAAGAGAAGGAAGAGAATTCCATGCCATCCCTGGTAGGTCAACCTCCATCCTATCTTTGGGAACTATAGGAGACGGAGGGTTTAGGATTACTGTCCCTCCATTATCCCTAAATCCTAAACCCTTCACTTTTTTTAGCTGATTTACATCCTCCAAATTAGAAACTTGCAAAAGAGTACTTATAGTATAGACTCCTTCATTTTGACAGATAAAGTCTATACTAGGTTCATCACTGAGTGTTTGAGAAGGCAAGGCTGCTATATGACCTCCTACGTACAATATCTTAATATTAGGGTTTAGCTCTTTTACCCGGTTGCTAGTGTCTGTGGCTCCCACCATATTTTGAGAGGACGCACTGGGTTGTTGGCCGTATACAACAAAGCAAACAATTCTACTATCAATTGAATTTATTATTTCCGCAGATTCTTCTGTAGATAACCCCTCTGCTTCACAATCTAATATCTCACTATTAAAACCTTTCGAAAGGCAATGATTAGTCAGTAACGCTGCCCATATGGGAGGCTCTATAGCCGTACGTTTATCACTTAACGACTGATAAATCTTTTTTGCCCCATTAGGATGGACAAATAATATATCTAATTTAGGCATACTTTTTTTGCGTTGGAAGAATGCTTAAAGCCTCCCTCACAATCTACTATAGTACTTACATCGTCTGGAAAATATAATAGCGTCTCCGCTCCTACACCACTTAAGAAATCATGGGAGGCTCGTTCTTTAGATCTAAATTTATGTTCTCTCTCTGGAATATCTTGAGGTCTCTTTAAAACGAAAGTGGTATCAATACTAAGCCTAACTCCCGCATTTTCTCTCCTAGTTGAAGAATGTAAACCTCCAAAATCTTGAAGATAAAGATGTCCCTTTTTGGGGACTTCAGGAACCTTGGTATATCTCTTTGCTATCTCTGCCCCGTCTGCGTAAGATGGTAGTGCTCCTAACCAACTATCTTTAAAATCATCAGGGGGGGAATAAAACGTTACATGATTATTATCTGTGTCTCCAAATATAGGAATAAGAGTTGTCACACTACGAATTGATTCCCCTGCCCAGCTATCAGAATGTACAAATTCGGTAGGGTGATGTCTACCCATATTTTCCTTATTCTCCCTACCATACTTAACCCTCAGATTAAGAGGAATATGCCAAGATTCCACCAATTCACCCGCTCCCAAAGAATTTAAAATATCCATAAAAGCCGAGACCAATAAATTATACTCCACAACAGTATGCCTTTTACATACCATCATTCCGTTAGGAGTAATATTAGGAATATCATCCTCATATCTTACCAAAGCTTTCTCTACGTCTTGTTCGGATAAGCATGGGCGAACTGTCTTGGGAAGGCACTTATTAACAAAGCATAGAGCGGCGATCTCAAGATTTATACGTAGATTATCAGGTATCTTGTATTCGATTAATAATTTATCCAATCTTTGATGAGGGAAGGAGGCCCCTAAATTATCAAATCCTTCTATTCGCCTATGTAAATCTTTATTCATTCAACATTTCCTTTAATTACATCCTGTATTACCTTATCTGTCATATAATACTTATTAACCTTCTCGTAGGCATTCTCTATCATAGACTGATACCTATCCCAATCACCTAATATATCATAAATTTTGCTTCTTAGATCCTGCATATCTTCAAAATAAAGAAAATCTTCATCTGGGACGTAGTATCTCTCTATAACGTTCCAAGAATCTCTTTTACATAAAATCAAAGTTTTAGAAACTGCGTATTCATGTATTCTTATTTTAAACTGGGGTGCTCTAGTCCAGAAGCTCTCAGTATGAGAATCTTTTAAAACTCCTTCATACATCTCGTTCTCGTTAATCCTAGGGTATGACAAAAAATGATTAACCTGATCGGGAGTGAGATACAACAAGTTAATAGCGACACCTATTTTGGACTTTGCAACTATATTCATTTTTTCAGGGGTAGAAACTCTAAGATCAGTTATTTTATCAATAGAAAAGTCCCCCTGTGTCACTCCTTTAGAAATAAACCTGTAGTTAAACTCACTAATAGTATTCACAAGATCTGCAAATTCTTGGGAATGTATACTTCCAGTATAACATACATCATACTCTTTTTCTTTAGGCTCAGGAACTAACTTCTTATTAAATGGAGACTTTATATCTCTCATCTTATCATATCCATTAACTTCATTCATCCACTTTACTGTGTATGGACAAATACTATAAACCTCATCAAAATAATCCACCATTTTATGAGCGTCTATGTTCCCAGGCTGTTGGAGTCCATTAAATTGACACGGGCTCCATAAATCAATTAATACCTTTCGTTCATAGTCCTTATATAATTCTTGTAAATCTCGATTAAGCGTGCAATGGATTCCATAAAAAATTATTTCCTTCTTATCATCACTAGAAAATCTCTCTAGATCCATTGTCGTAGCCATTGCATCAGGAGTGTCTCCCGCAAAATCACTTATAATTTTTACCATTTTTCGATTACCTTTTCTACAATCTGCTCCGCATTGGGGGGAAGGTTATCTGTCTCTTTACTAAACCCCGCTGATCTATTATCAAGCCCTAGGGAATATATCGGGGTGAGTCCTTCCTTTTTATCAAGCATTAATTTATGAGCTATAACCCTTGCAACACCATCCTCGTAATCATCATCAATTACCAACCCTATGTCGGCATTACCTAGAACTTCTCCCCAGTTGGGGGTTCTAATTTTCAAAGGTTTAATCCAAGGAAGATGTATCACAGAAGTTGGAATACCCATCTCGTTTAATGTTTTTGCCGCCTCCACAGCCGCAAATCTAGTAATGGAAATAGGGAACAACACAACCTTGGCATCATTCACTAAAATGTCTGGTAGTTCCTCGGTGTTTAAATAACTACCTCTATGTTCAGACACGTACAAAACTTCTTCGTTGTCCATAAACCAATCATAAACTTCCCTATATTCCCCAGGAGTCATTGGAGATGCAATATTTGTACCCGGCATCCTATAATAAAGAGCGTGATGTGAAGAACCAGCGACAGGACCTATACCTCCTTCCATCGCTATACTTCTAACAAATATAGGACAAGGTATCCCCCATATTTCTTTAGACTTTGCCGCGTAATTAATGATCATAGGAGCATTAAACCAATTAAATCCTTGATACCTAATTACATACATTGGCCTAATACCGGCGAGTGCAGCACCTACTGCTATACCGCCACCAGCAACATCAGCCATAGATAACTCCACAATACCATCGGACTCTTTGAGCTTAGGCAAGGTTCCGCCGACCCACCCAACTGCCGTTAGGCACTGCCCCATGGCTATACTGCCTTCAGACAGTAAATGCGTTTTAGTTATCGACTTTATCTGATCTCTTAGAGTAATAGACATTATACTCTACCTTTTAAGCATATTCCAACGTTCAGATATTTCTTCTTTAGCGGTCTCAATAATAGAAGAAACAGAAACCCCCAAGGACTCTAATTTCACCTTTTCATGCTCTAACCTATCAAAAGTATCATCAGAATCTTTACCTGCCCCAGCATGCCAAAACATTCTATTAGTCTCTACGTTTATTAGCCTTGGTCCACTTTTCTCGGTTATAACATATTTGCACAACTCGTCAGGGGAGTCATAAATATCACTACTCTCCATTCCAAAACCCTTAGCTACCTTGGACATATCCCAAGACCTTCTCACCTTTTTTTCGGTAAGGATAGATAGATTATTATCTTCAACAACAAATAAAATAGGCAATTTCTTGGTTGCGGCCCATCCCATTGCCCCTAAAGCATAATCTTCCTCCGCAGAAGCATCCCCCATAAAAATAATAGTAGGTCTTTTGGTAGCAAAACAATGACCCACTCCAATAGGAACCTGACTTCCCATAAGCCCATCGTGACCATACATGCTTATATCTGAGCCATGTATTGAAGCAGAACCTCCCATACCATTAGTACACCCTTTAGCACTTCCTAACAACTCTAAAATAAGTTTATCTCTGTCCCCTCCAAAAGATAAGTAAGTAGAATGGGCTCTATGTTGAGCAAATATAGAAGGGCGTTGAGACTTATTCACATAAGCCAACGTCGCAGAAATAAATTCTTGACCAGCCGAAAGATAAACAGGAAAACCTATTTCCTTATTCTTGACCCTACTAAAAACTTCTTCTTCAAAAGCTCTACAAGAAGCAGCAATTTTGTAAATTTCTAATCTAGTATTTGTGTCCATTCCTGTATACTCTTCCTATCCACTGCTTTCACACCCTTAACACTTTTCGCTGCCTTTATCATAACGTCGTCATCATCAAGAAAAACGCAAGGAGCAATTTTTGCCAAGTAACTATTTTTAGTCTTTTTCTGGTGATCTGCATCTAAGTAATAGTCTAGTATCTTATCGGAATTAAAAAGGCCATACAAACCAAACTCTTTCAAAAGCAAAACAGAAGGCTGATGATCCATGGAAATGTTAAACCCGCCTCCTAGAGATAAATATCCTACATCCTGAGAAGATTTCCTTAAGGATTCTAAAAATTCTCTAACGCCTGGATACAGGGCACAAATAGAATTTTTAGAATCCAATATTTTATCACCGTGTCTTACAAAAGGAGGGACCATTTGTTTTGCAAAGAGGGAAGACCCATCAAAAGCATGGCAATCCCATATAGTCTTATCCAAATCAAAAATATACTTCGTCATTTTACAACCATTATTTTGCTGGGAATAACCGTAAACCTAGCAACTAATTTTTTCAACACATTTCCACTTATAATATCTCCAGGCTTTAGGACTCGCAGATCACTTGAAGTGAAAATCCCCCCAGTTAAAAATACCAAAATATTATGCTGGTAAAGATCTTCCAAAGATTCCTTTGAAGAAATTAATTTAATCTCCAATTGTCTACCACAAAAACTTTGAACACCTTCGCTATCAAAATCTAGTTTTTCTGTCTCGTAATCCTGTCCTGCTTCATAATCTTTTGATTCTCTATTGTAGCTGTCCGACAATCTAATTAGATCATGCCTGTCGCCAGAGGTCTCAACCTCAAACAATTTAACAGGACCTCCTACAGCTTTTGTTCTATGGAATATTCCACGCCTAATCATGGTCTTATACGGAGAACTAAATCCATGGGAACTTGATAAAAATTCTAATTCCCCCTTGCCTTCAAGAGCAATCAATCCAGTGTCCTTATTGCTGTGGCAGTGAAGAGAGGTTTCTTGGTCCTTATTAATAGTAAGAAACCATATGACTAAATCACTATTTCTGTAGACCTGATATTCAAACCCCCAAGGTTTATGGACTAGCCTACTCTCGTAGCTCATTACAAACCTCAATAGCCGCCTTAAGCCATGCGGCCATATGATCATAATGAGGGCAACATATAAGATTATCATGCACAACGTAGGGATCACTTGTATAATACCCTCCCGCATTTATCAAATCATCTTTAATGCTGTAATATCCTGAAACACGCCTACCTCTAATTACATTAGAGGAAATGAGCATTTGACCTCCATGGCATATAGAGGCTATTGGTTTGTTGTGAGAATCCCAGTTGTTAATAAAATCAAGAGCCCGCTGCTCCTGCCGCAATTTTTCTAAAGCCTTAACCCCTCCAGGAATAACCAAAAGATCATATTCCTCAATAAGATCCGTCGTCAAATCAGATATGGTTTTAGTAGCCATTACATGCGCCCCTAAAATACCAAATATTTTACCAGTGACGTTAGCCACCACATCTACCTGACCTTCTTCTTGTAATCTATAGTAAGGGTAAATTACCTCATGGTCCTGAAAAGTCTCCCACGTTAATATCAATGATTTCATTATATCTCCTAATTTTTTAACACGAATACAGGCTGATAAGACCCGTCTGTTCCTCTGTAAACATCCAACAATTGTTCATCAAAACCGAAAGTACGCGAAAGAGCCCATTCCCCAAATAATAAAGGCAATCTATTTCTTCCATAAATTCTATGTGCGTTCCACACTAAGGAATCTTTACCCACAGGTACTGCTAAAAATAGCCTTCCGGTATCTGTTACAAAGTTCCTGAGTTCATCTACAGCTTTTATATCCCCACTCGGGTCCAAAGGATCTCCGTATCTACCAAGACCACAATGCTCATGCGAAGAAATGGAAATTATAATATCAAATTCCCCCTCCAGCTTGTCTGGATGCGTGTAGTGTAACTCATCTATGAAGTCTGGCCTATCCGAATATTCTGTTATAGTTATATCTCGTAAACCATAAGAAAACAAAATGGCTTCATACCAGGGCTGCACGGAACCAATTACCAAAGCTCTAAGATCCTCCGCTTTTAAGTCACCAGCCTCTATAAAATTATCCAAAGCGGCATACAAATACTTATCTGTATCGTAGTAATAACTAACTTCTTTAAGAGTGGCCTTTTCGACCATCTCAAAAAACACTTTAGAGTTGTACTTATCTGATATTTCTTCTTGCACTTCTTCGGATGCTTGGTCAATATACTGATGTACTAAAGCCATATCCCCATTCATAGTAAATTGATCTTGCATCCCGTCTGGGATTTTTTCTGGAGCTTTCATACTAAGACCCACTCCTTAGGAAAAAAGCCTTCTCTATACGTCAAATCTTGCCTGTCTGGGTGGTACCTCTCAGGTGCTACCGTAACACGACCCTTGTTACTATTAAGGTATGCGGCCCACCACCCGAAACTGCTCACATGAGATAATATGTTATGATCACAAGACATAATCTTGCAAAAATCACCCATGCTAGACTGACCTTCGGAATAAATAAACTCGTCCCCTGCTAAATTCTTTTTACACCATTCTACATCTGAGGAATTATCATCGGTAAACCTAGCCCCTCCCGTGAACACAAGAAATTTAACTCTCTTGCCTTTAAATTGATTCATTGCGTTCTTCAAATATTTACCATAAAAACTATCATGAGAAAAGACATTATTACTACCATACATGCTGTTTAGCTCATCGGAAGGGTTAGAATTATCAGTATTGTCTCCTCTCCTCAGATGCAAACTTACTATATCATAGCCAGTATCTTTCTTTATTTTAAGTATTTCTTCCTTCGCCTTCAACAAAAACTCATCCTTCGGGGTTAACTCCTCTTTTATATCACGCTCAAATTCTTTAAAATAAAAAGTGCTTTGAAAAAACCCATCTAAATTTAAATTGTCTGGTAAATGAAAGAAATTATTATCAAAAGTCATGTAATCAGGCTCTGAATACATACGGGTAATGCTACTAAGATCCGAATCTTCTAGCGAAACAGCCTTAATATTAAATTTATCCAGCAAACACTGCTGTCCATGCCAATTCTTACTAGAAGGTCTGGGTATTTTAACTTCATAATTTTGTCTCAAACCTAAAGACCTAAGTGCCGCATATTGAAATAGCTGATTCCCTAAACGACCTCTCTCTCCTAGTGCCAAGAAAGTAATCATATAATATCACACTCCTTAAATACAGGAAATTTAGTTAGATCCCTGTAGCCGTTATTCTCTCCAAGATCAGGAACATGCTCAGGATAATTCTGCATAAGAGCGAGCCCGTGTGATGCCTGCTGGGGGGTCATGTACATATTCCACCCAAGCATCTCTATACTATCTTCTTTATAGTTTACCTCAGAACGTCCCTCATATCGAGCCTTTCTAAACCACTGAACAGCTTCATAATTATCGGTTAGTATCATACCGCCCTTCCCTAACGGAAGAGTTTTCTTAATGTGAAAAGAGATACACATAAAACTACCAGGAATATACATTCCTGACGTAAACCTTTTTGCGGCATCGTAAATAGGATAGGGCTTCAGTTGATATACTCCCGACCACTTACGATCCTCAAAAGTTACCTTACCTCCTGAATGTATTATTGACATAGGCACAGAGAGATAGGTTTTCTTGGGTATAATAACCTCTTGAACATTCAAATGCTTACAACATAAGAACAGCGCATTTGTGCAACTATCAACAGCCACCGCGAACGGTGCCCCAGTATATTCGGCAATCTCCTCTTCAAACATTTGAACTATTTTATATGGATTATGTTTTATAATTTTCATATTAATTTATAATTCACTTCACAACTATCAAATAAGCGTTGACTACTAATATTTTCTTTCTTTACTCTTCCCATCGCGGTAGGGTGTAAATCTTTTATAGATTTTAACATGAACTTACCAATACCACACCTTTGATGTAAAGGAGACGTACAAATCCTAATATCATCATCTATTACTCCAATATACCCGACAGGCTCATTATATAATAGACAAATATAATAACTACCACCGTGTCTTTCCATATACCTTTGCTGGTCTTCGGTTGATATATTTGCCTCTTCCAAAAACCCATCCCTCGTTTCAGGATGCATCCTTAAATTCCTTACGAAATCATAATACTCAGGAGTTATGGGTATTAGATCCATTTGTCTTCTTGTGTTCCGTACTTATTTGGCATCCCAAGGATATGGTACTGTAAGTATGCTCTACTATACTTCCATCCTTCTAAACCCATCCAAGGATTCAAAGAACTTCCTATGTCTATGTAAGTATTATTTTCGTATTCCTTAAAACATTCATGAATAATGTAGTTACTTAAAGTGGAAGCAGAGAACAAGAACACTGTGTCTGTTACGTCATTATCCCCTATCCATTCCTTTAATTCTTCCACTAGCCCGTAATTGTTAATTATGCAATTACTTCCGACCCTGAAATCTTTGATAATATTTAAATTTAAAGATTCTAATGTAGCAGATTCATTAACGATAAACACCACTTCTCGTTCTTGGATAATAGGCATTATCTCAGATATAAACCTGGGGTAATTATTATTTATAAAAACGTTGGAAAAGCTTAAATGTTCTTCATCTCCCTCGCCACATAAATCCAACTGGAATTGAAATGCGCCTACTCCAGCAATATCTTCATCTACTATCCCAGTAAGTCCCTTGTAATAATTATTTTTTCTGTATTGTAAAGCTTCCACCAGTTTATCCTGGTAAAACTTATCTTTTTCGGGATCGAACCTTTTATGCTCTTCCTCAGTGTATATTCCAGGACCTTTTTTATCTCCTGTAATGTAATGGTCGCCTTCTAATACAAGCTTTTCTCCTTTAAGCATAAATAACTCTCCATCTGAAAATCTAGAGAAAGCAAAATTTTCCCTGCTGGAAAGCTTGTCTTTGAATTTGTTAAACTCTTCCGAGAATGTCTTTAGTAATTTTTCTTGAGGCATACCCATCTCCAAAAGGGCAATCAATATTAAACTCTCTCATACAGTTATTCTTAAAATTATCAAACAGTTCCGTAGGATTCCTACACAAAACACTGGTCCCTGATGGGCGTTCTGTTACGGTTCTACAGACTAAGCATAACTTATTAAAAAAACTACACTCCTCTTGTATCCCTCCACTATCTGTAATGGCAAAGGCACAAGAAGATATTCTCCTCTTCATTTCATCATAAGGAAAAGGATCACAAACTCTAACCTCTTTAAATATTTCCTTATGCTTTTGCACTTCTGGGCTTGGGTGCATAGGAAAAACGAAAGAATAATTAGGATAAGAGGAAGCAAGATTTTCGATCACCTTATACCAGTCCTTCAAATCCTTTTGATTCTCTCTCCTATGTAAAGTAACTATTACTTCATTAGACTTAGAAGAAACCATATCTCTTATATTATCAATAACTGTATTTCCAGTTTCAAATATATGATCTTTATTGCCTTCAAGTAATAAATGTGCCATATCCTGCTTCGTAGGGCAATAATGAATTTCAGCCAAAACACTAATTAGTCTTCTATTAACTTCTTCTGGGAATGGACTTTTCTTGTTGTAAGTTCTCAATCCTGCCTCTAAATGCATCACTGGAATCTCACAATTAAAAGCATTCATAGCAATCGCCATCGCAGTGGTAGTATCCCCCTGAACCATTATATAATCTAACTCTTCAGGTAATTTATAATTTAGTATTGAAATTATAATATCATTAAGTCTATTGGAAGTAGTATTACGAACTTCAACCCTGTAATCAAACTTACATCCGTCTAATAAAGAGGCGTGTTGCCCTACCTGGAATAACTTATACTGCACATTCTCTTTTGTAAGCTCCACAAAAAGAGGTTTTAATTTAATATATTCAGGTCGAGTTCCATAAAATAACCCTATCATTTTACACCTAAAACCGTAATCCAACCATTATCAATACCGTGAGAAATACAAGCATCTCGTTGTGCATAAAAATCTGGAATGGGCATGAGAGATCCGTTAGATGACGCTTTAGCATCATTTCCATATTCCTCTGGTTTTAACGAACTATGCATCTTTTGGTTATTCTCTGGATGTGGTGGACAATAAGTACTAATATTTCCATATTTCTTTGCAAGATATGATAGTTGAATATCCTCTCCATTATCAAAAGTAAATGGAGTTTCATACCACATGTAATTTAAATGCTCCCTCTTCATAAACCATGCATGGCCCACTAGATCTACTTCGACAGTAGAAGGATTTTTAACAGGCCAACCCATCCTTTGATGTTGCACATAATACCTACTATGTAAAATACATCCCGCTCCTCCTAATATACCAGGAGTCTCTTTCATAGTGTTCAAACAGTTCTCAAACCACATGTCACCAGGGATGGTATCATCGTCAAAAAAAGCTACGTACTCTGTTTGGGCCAACAACGCTACTGCAAATCTGCCATGATATTTACAATTTGTATTTGACTTAAATATCTTATTTAATCCTAAACTATAAGGATTAAACTTCTTATTCTCTTCACAAGCGTTTATCCACAGCCATATCTGTGACGGAGCTTTAGTTTGCCTTTTAATGGCATCAATCTGCTCTTTTAGATACTCTGGTCTTTTGTAGCAATTAAGTATTACTGTAAGACTTTCTTCCATCTGTCCAAAATCTCTTCTTTTTCTAGTACTTCTTGATTATTCTTAGGCCCATTAAACGGAATACCAGCCAACTTACATTCTGCCTCTACTAGGCCATAGGTTTCTCTTTTAGAGGAATGATAAACTGCGGATATTTGAGAATACATCTTCTCCCTATCGTCTTCATGACCACAGGGAACTACGTTGTGTCTGGACACCCAAGGCATGATCCCTTGATTATAATATTCAGGGTCATTGTTATTTCCAAATAATAAAACCTTGTTAAAGCCATCCTCTATGGCTCTCTTTATAGACAAATGAACCTGCTTGTGATTGTCTATATTTCCTATAACTCCTGCCACATTATTATCAGGATCTTTCCATTTTATTTTATTAACCACAGGGGGGATGATAATGGAAGGATGATTTACAGAATGCCACTTCTTTTGTGGATTACTAACAAAATGAATGATATCATAACTCTGTAGATCTTTTTCCTTTAGAGGAAATATATTAGTTTCGTGACAACTCAGAATATGTTTTTCTACAGGAACTTTTATATTTATAAAATGACTAATTAAAATATCATCCTTAACCAAAGAAGCATCATCAAGAGTACCTGACTTGCATTTATCTAAATGCCAGTTATGAGGTCCATAAAAAGTACAATCCAGCCCATTATTATTTAATAAGTTACAAAGTTCTATAAAATGAACCGTAGATCCCCCTGGATCTGACCAACCACTAACTATCTTTATCTGTTTCAATTCTATTATCTCTAGGGTCAAATTTTAAAGCCTTAAAGCACTCTTCATACAGCTCTAACCGTAAGTGAACAACCTTATTAATATCAAAGGATTCATCCGTTATGTTCTTGAGATTCTTCCCCATACGCTTTCTCAGACTATGCTCCTTAATCATTCTAGCAAGCACCTTAGTCCAAACTACCTTAGATGCTTTAGGAGGTATAAGAAAGCCGCTTTCCCAATTTTTAATAGTCTCATCATAACACCCTACATTAGAACACACCAAAGGAACTCCATACCGACCACATTCAGCTAGCTTAATCTCACTCTTGGAATCATTAAATGCATTCATCTGCAAAGGAGCTATTGCTATATCCATATTAGCGAACATACCACCATACATATGAGGAGGCATAGCATTATGAATGGTCCAATTTTGACGACCCTTCATAGCTCCAACCAGATGTTTTTTATAACCCTTCCAAACATCAATTTGCCAATCATCCTTTTCTACATTCGGAGGATGTCCATAAAAATCCCACCATACATTTTCACTTCCAACCTTTTGATTAACTAAATGTGTGACAGCCGCAAATTCACGTACGTCAGGGTCGTGGTGAATACCTCCTGCCCACCCTACTCTAACAACTCTACTATCTGGCTTCCTGGGCATATTCCAGCAAGGCAGATTATAATCTATAGCATTTTTTACAACTGCTAAAGCTCTTGACACATAAGGCTTAATCCGATCCGCAAACTTTCTTTGAGTTACAGTTACTAAATCAGATGATTGATACATATGCATGGTTATCTCACCCAGACCTTTGTCCTCATATACTTGCTTCAGCCTGTGATCATCATACAACTCTGTTAAAAGGTCATCTGTGTCAAACTGCACAAACTTGCCAAATTGTTTAGCTTTTCCAATTATACGAGCAGTATACTGCCCTCCAAAATTGCTGATATTACTAACTACAACTACGTCACACCATTTAAGATTTTCAAATTTCCAGTTTAGTTTCCAACTCCCATCCTCTTCACTTATACCTAATGGATTTTTATCCATCCTAACTTCCACTCGATCAGGACAGAGTTCTTGAAGTTTTTCAAAAGGCATAATTGCTCTGTAGTAAGCACACCCTCCATCATTAGCAGGAACAACAAGTATTCGAAGTTTTTTAGTCATGTAATATTATAGATAAAAAAAGGGAGGCACATTACGTGCCTCCCTTTCCGACCACCATCTTATCTCACACCAACTTTTTCAAGTACTCGTTATCCTCTTCATCGTCAGAAGATTCAACGGGTCGATCCTCGGTGAGCGGGAGGATCGACTCTGCCACTTCCTTAACATCTGCATACTCTTCAAGCTTAATTAGGCCATGAACATTATGGAGTGAATCCATCCACACAGTAACACTCTTGTCCGAGCCAGCGGGCTCAGGCTTGGGTCGAGGCTGGCTCTGGTCATACCTAGGCCACTGACCGTCCATCACCTTCACGATCTTGTAATCGTGTCCATTTTGAAGATCCGTGATATCCCCGAAATCCTCATCAAGAATTGTTCCAATGATCTTCTTGAAAATCATCTGCCCAACGGACAAAATCTTCACTGGCTGATCAGTGGAATCAGAACGAGCAACCACATTCATGTAGTATCGCTCGCGGGGCTTAATCTTCCTAGCTAGGTTAGCCCATTGATCATCCTGAGCAGTGGACTTATTCCACAGTGCGTAGTAAGTATCACAAAGAGGACACTCCTCGTTATGTACCTTGCGACAGTGAAAGTTTCTAATCACACCCTCACTAGTTTCTACGCGGTGGATCTTAGTCTCTGCGTAAAATTGCTTCTCGTCATCCTTCCAAGGGAGGATACGAATCAAATTAGTACCTTCTTCGAGACGAAGAAAGCTATCGAGGAAAGATTGGTTAGACTTAGCCTTAGCGCCACCGCTAAGTTCCTCATGCTTACGACGAAGTTCATCAAGATTAATTGCCATTAGTTTCTCCTGTTTGGTTGTTTAGTTTGTAAAACCTGTTACGAGTATTATAGTCAAATCGACATGGATTGTCAACTAGTTGTAGATGTTTTTTTCTGCTCTCGCGTTCGAAGACATTTGAATCAAAGTATCCTTTTTATGAGATAGGCTGGTTACGATGCCTTTTAATAAGTCATACTTGGTTTCCAGATCAATTTTCTTTCTTGCTAGAGTAAAATAACCTTCGTGACATTTTACAAAAGACTCCATTATCTTCTCAGTGACTTTTTCTCCTGCTTCTATTCTCCTAGTATACTCTCTATTTCTAACGGAAGCTTCAAAAATTTCAAACTCTGTATCTATTTCTCTTACCTTTTTCTTACACATAGCCAGCAGCCCATAATACCAAGAGTATAGACTTGCTTGTCTACCTAATTCATCATCAATTTTACTGGGATCTAACTTTGTAATCTCCCTTACAATATCAGGGTAAGCTTCTTCTGTTATATCATTAAGTTGTGCTTCTAAATTATTCATTTTACTCCTCACATTGTTGCGGTAAGTTCTGTTAATTCATCACTCTCTTGCATTAGGGATCCTTCAGTCATACGTAGAGTGGAATAATTTACATCCATGGGGATTACATACCTCTGCTTACTATCTCTAGCCTTGATAACATAACCCCGCATCTTTCCATTGTCATATTCTTCCTCGGTTTGATTCAAAGAGATTGCCCAATCCACTGTCCTAATCTTGCCGTAAGAATCAGCAAGCTGTGCATCGGTGATAAGATTCACTCTCCTACCTTCACGATTAACCTGAGAAGCGGTCCACACAAGACAGTTATACTCTACTGCGAGTCCTCTAAGTTCTTCCGCAATTCTCTGTTGAGCCATATACTCCTGCTCGATAAGGCGTACTGGGCGTAGAAGTTCCAAATAATCCACAATAATAAGATCGGGTTCAAAATTGTCATAACTCTTTAATTGTACCAGGAGTGCTCTTAGAGTATTTACATTAGCTTGGCCTGTAGGAAATTCCTTAATTACCAAATGAGACTTAGGAAAATGCTCTCTAAATAAGCCAAGACGTTCATTTAATTGAAGCTGAGTTGAAGGCTCCTTAAGTTTAGAAACGGGTAGCATGGTAATGATGGAATCGAACCTATTTGCAATCTTATCCTCCGACATCTCCAGGGAGACATACAGAACCTTCTTATCCTCCATCATGGAAGCTACTGCCTGATTAACTAAGAATAGGCTCTTCCCTGTGCCAGCAGAGGCGACGACCATACACAACTCTTTTGCATTATGGCCTCCCTCCAAATACTTATTACAAGAGGGTAAGATAGTCCTATATTTATCAGTTTCTTTCCTAGAAAGGAGACGCTTCCATCTTTCCTTAACCGAGGAAAAATATTCTTGTCCATTATCTACTGTTCTTGAAACCATAAGAGCCTGTCTGATGGTCTCCTCAGTCTCATCTAATCTGTCTTCTTTAACAAGCTCTACGCACCTACGGATAGCCCCTTTTACTTCCTGCTTACGAGCAAAGTCTTCAATATAATCGAGCAGAAAATCCTTACTATCAAATGCACTTACATCAAGCCCATTAATATAGGTAAGCTCATCCTGATAGTCCGAGAGGTCGTCAGAAGGGGACTTATTCTCCCTAGCCATCTCAACAAGCAAGTCATCCGTAGGCAATTTCAAATACTTATCAAAATATTCCCTAGTCAGAGAAAATAGCTTTCCGTGAACTGGAAATTCAAAATGTTCCGGCTTTACCAGATTAACAATTTGCAAGTAAAAATCTTTATCAGACTTCAGTAAGTATAGAATCGTTCTTTGGATGTTATCTGAGAAACTGTATTTCATTGGTTTTTAGTAGATTGAGTTTAAGTTGGGGTTAATATCTTTATACGGGTCCATTCCTGCTCTATTATACCAGTCCACTGTGATTTGTCTAGCTTTTTCCTTACGGGCGGCGGTTTCTTTATCCGAGCATTTACGTGCAGTACCTTCTTTAACCATCTTTTCAAAATTAGGAACCATTCTTTTATAAACTCTTGCACTCTCTCTTGTTCGCTGTTTTGAATATTCGCCCTCTGACTTTAAAAACTTATCAGCAGTTTCTTTATCCATACCATCTCTGTGGAATCTTTCTGCCTTAGCTTGATTAGTGTAAAAATCCATACCCTTAAAATGAATGGACGGGGCAGTATACACCCTAGGTCTTTGTTTATTACACATAGAGCACTTACTCCTTTTGGGAGGCTTACTCATGGGTGCTTCTTTTTCCCAATAAACCTTACAATCATCACATTCAAACATATAGAAAGGCATTAGTCTACTTCGTGGATTCGCACCATTACTTCCTCTTCTGACATTATAATAAATTCATTACCTCTCAAATTTACAGAAGTTCCAGAATGTGGAGGAACTAGGACTTTATCTCCCCGTTTTAGGTGTAGACAATCGTCACCCACTCCAAATATCTCTGCTTCTAGTGGATGCTCTTGTGCGCCCGTAGCAAGAATAATACCTCCCTCTGAGACTGAGGCGGGAGTATCCCGCCGTAATAAAACTCTACTTCCCAATGCCTCTAATTTCATAGTTTTTTCTTTAACTTTAGCCGTTTTCATAATTTTTTCTTTAACTTTAGCCACAGTCACCTCCATTTATTGAACAGAAAGTCGCATCTTGAACTTCCTCTTCTATTACAGACTCCACACCCATATAAATGTGAATATTTTCTTCATTTAAAGGAATAGCCTCCAAAGGCTCCTGACCTTTGGACCCTGCTCTGTAGACAGTTAATCCTTTTAAATATGGTGCAAAGGCTAAAGCAGTATTACTTAATTCTTCCGCAGTAGCACTAGAAGGTAAATTAATAGTCTTACTAATGCTGCTATCAATATATCTTTGGCATACTGCTTGAACTGCCATGTGTTGTTTTGGAGGTACATCGTAGGCTCCTACAAAGTCTTCTAAACTCATTTCCTTCTCATAATACTCTCTAAATAAGGGATCGACTACCACGGTCTCTTGCCAACTATTATTCTCACGGTAACGTCTTTTATACATGGCAGCGAAAATAGGCTCCACGCCTGAGGAAACCCCATGCACCATACTAATAGTGCCCGTAGGAGCCACGGTTAGCATAACTGCATTTCTAATACCGTGCTCCCTAATAAGCATTCTAATTCTAGCAGGTAAGGTTCTAGCGTATTCCTCTTTCAAATATTTAGAAGCATTAAACTCTTCGAAAGGCCCTTTATCCCTAGACATATAAATTGAGGTTTTATAAGCTTCATCACGGAAAGTGCTCATAAGCCTATCGGTAAACTCTAAACACTTATCACTACCATACTTAATACCTAGCTTAATCAGCATGTAATGATATCCTAAAACTCCAAGACCGATCCTACGAGACTTATGAGCAACTTCTCTGCACTCCTCAATTGGAAAAGAATTAACAGTTAATACGTTATCAAGGAATCTAATACCCGTCCTCACAGAAGCAGCGAAACGCTTCCAATCAAACTCCCCATCTTCGACCATATTAGAAAGATTAATATGACCTAAACAGCAGTTGCCAAAATTAGGAAGAGGAATCTCTCCACATGGATTAGTAGAATCTAAAGTCTCAAAGTAAGAAACATTAGTATATTTATTCGCCAAAGAGATATTGTAAATACCTGGATCCCCAGACTCTACAGCATTCCCCCAAATCTGATTCCACAATTCCTTAGCCTTCAAAGGAACTTCCCGCACAAAATTAAACGTGTTTCCTACTCCTGCTGAGTAATGCTGAACTGCTCTTTCATGGGCATCCTCTTCATTTAATCCAATAACATTAACTAAATCAATACCTTCTTTACTAACACGATTAAATGAATAAATATAATACTTCCTGTTGTTGAACGTAAAATACCAATTTTCATTGTTCTCACATGCTTCTAAAAACCTGTCCGTAACGGCAACTGAGATGTTAAAATTGGTAAGCTCTTTCTTATCCAACTTTACGTGAAGAAAATCTAACAAATCAGGATGAGTAACATCTAGAATACCAATCAATGCGGTTCTGCGATTCTTTCCCGCTCTGACATGGTTCCCAATCTCGTTAATCATACGCATAACGGACACAGAGCCTGGGGCTGAGTTAGAAATATTTTGAATATCATCGCCACGCGGTCTAATCTTTGAGAAATTGAACCCAATCCCTCCACCAGCACACGAAATACGATAAGTGTCCTGGATCAATTTACCAATAGACGCTACAGAATCTCCTGGCTGAAGTACGTAGCAGTTAAGTAGATTGTAATCCTTCCTACCTGACCCAAACAGAATCCTACCTCCAGGAATAAAGTCACCTGAAGCAATAGCATCATAAAATTTCTTGCACACTGATTCCTTATCTTTATCGCTTTCAGCAGACGCTACATGTAACGCTACTGCCTTAGCACGATCTCTCCAAGTCTTTTCACCGGGGTAGGCATACCTTTGCTCAAAAATAGTCTGGCCGAGATCATTCAGTTGTGCAATCGTCATTAGTTTTCCTTTATCTTAGAGTAGCCGCGAGCCTTAATAATAGTGACTTTGTT